CTTGGGGGCTTCCCTCACTTCCGTCTGCTGTGTATGTTCCATCACCGTTGTTTTCCCACGCTGGCTCAATGGTGTCAGGCGAATCAGTCCACAGTTCCTCATCCAAATCAACGGAGTCGCTGACGCTAATGCCATCGTTTACTATGGCGCGGTAGATGGTTCCATCAAACCTGCTGCCTGTACCAGCATCATTAGCTCCTATTTCCAGTACAGAAGCACTATTGTTAATACCAGATGAGGCCAGTGATACGTTTGCATCACCGAGTTGTGTCCACGTAATACCTGAAACGTCACCTGTGGTGAAATCATCATCTGATGTATAGAAATTAACTACATCGTTGGTATCTGACCATGTAACGCGAACCCAGTGGGACGTACCATCTGCAAACCCAGTAGCTACTGTAGATGTGCTCTGCGTTACAGTACCATTTGTCCCATCTTCACTTACATATAAAGTAAGTTCCCCCGTGGTCGCAAGCACCCGGAACATGTAACCTCTTTCATCTCCGCTGGCTGTCCACTTAGATACTATTGCTTTGCCGCCAGTGGGTGTCCAATCATCTGCGGAAACATAGGCAATGATGTCCAAGTCACCTGTAACGTCCAGTGCATTGGAATCTGGTGTGCTGACATAATCCCCACTCGCACCAGATAGCACCACATGATTCGGCTTGGTCGTAACAATAGGTTCACCTGTGGCTTCGGTGACTACGTTGGAGGAGACTGTGTTGCCCAGTTCTGTGAAAAAATATTTGAATCGATCACAATTTGCGCCAAGGTCTATCTTGGTAAATGACCAATCAGTAATATCAAAATTCAAACCAGCATCGGCAATCCTGAATCCAATCCTTGCTGAAGCACTACTGCCTGTAGCTGTAAATACAAATGTGTTTGAACCATCTGCGAATGTTTCACTTAATCCATAAGCTGTTGTAAGTGAAGTGTTACTTCCAGTCTTAAGAGTTGAACTAGCTATTGCCCCTGCATTAACTGTGCAGTTGAACGTGACTATGTAAGTATAATTTTCAACTATAGAAAAGGTTGGAGATGTTATTTGGGCTGTGCTGGTTGATTCTGCGTTTGTAATATCTGTTCCGTCATATGATGCACTTGTATCTGGCGGGTTTGCACCATTACTAAAAGATTCGATCAGTTCGGGGCCACCTGTAGCCACTCCTGAACTCACATACTCGGACGGGGTGGTTACGTCTGCGCGGCCTGTGGCATCCTCAATCTGGATGTTTGTAAAAACAATCTTGGTTTTTCCAGTGTTAGATGCTCCCACTGCTGACCTATTATCAATGCCTATGCCAACATTGGTGCCGACTGATGTGGTTAAGGGAAGGGATATTCTTTTTTCATTGCCATCAGAAAGGTCAAAGTTTACCTCTAAGTCCTCTGTGCCACCTCCAGACGAATAGGCTCGAACAAGTACGGTGGAGGCTCCAGATATATACTGGATGGTCGCAGACAGAATGTAGTTTCTTGCTTCTGAAGGGATAGTAATGCGCTTATACCAATAAGAACTGTTGATCGATGTCAGTTCCACCGTGGTCGCTGTTGTGGTTGCGTTTAGTTCTGTTGTTCCAAAAGCACCAAGGTTGGTATTGTCCTCACTAAACTCTATAAGGTTCTCGACAGGACGCGCACCATAGACCCGCAGGGCTTCCGCAGGGACTTCATGCCAGTTACCTTCATGGTCTGGCACAAGCCTGTTTCCGTCAGTGTCACCAATGGCGGGGAGGGTGAGTCCTTCGTTGGTAGTAGAACCGACAAACCTAGAAAGGGTCTTTCTTATTGCCGCACCGAGGCTATTAGGTGTAGAACCGAGCATATTGTTTATACCGTTTCAGTAATGAAGAGCGAACCAGAGCTTCCACCAGTAATAACAGAAAGCGTGTCTGAGTTTTCTACGCCAATGTATTCGATAACACCAGCGGGTAAATAAGCTGAAGAGGTTGTTGCTGTACCGTCAAGGCTATAGTAACAGTCTACTGTAGCAATCAAACGAAGCACTGTGGTTGTAGTAGACAGAGCAGCACCAGAGGCAGCAGTGCCACTAATAGAGAGCTTCTCTGTTGAGGTAGGTTTTAGTACCTGTACGGGGTTGCCGTTGTCGTCTGTGCGTAATCTCATTGTATTGTCCTTTGTGTGTTTATTCTATTACTACTTGTTCCCACTGCTGGGTGTCTTCGTTCCAATTATAGTGTTGTTCGTCTGTTGGGTAAGGTACTGGGGCTTCCCAGAGACAAGTATTTTCATTTAGGTTCCAGCTTGGGTAAGGCTGTGGCGATATAAAGGCATCCCTTGTGGCGTCGTATGTATACCCAATACCTGCATAGTTTTTCCGTAGTGCTACGCCACCATCTGGCTGATTAGTTTCAGGACTGTAGTGAACGCCCCCATGAGTGTTATAGGATGTCTGCACCCAAGTGCCTTCTTGTGTGTCTATAAAGTCCTGTTCAGCAACAATGACCTGCGTAACAATTCCGTTTTCAACTTTAGCAAAATGACTCATCCTGTATAGCTTCCTGATGCTGTGAATTGTACATATATGTAATCACCGTCTATTGTTTCAGTAGGGCTTCCAGTTGTAGTGCCGGAATAATTAGCAGTTAGAATTTTCAGCCATACTACACCTGACCCACCATTACCGCCTTGGGTCAAGTTTCCTGAACTTCCCGCACCACCCCCTGTATTAACTGTGCCATTTCCGGGGCCGCTGCCAGCCGAACCATCGCCGCCGCCACCAACGCCGCCTGTCCCCGCTACTGTATCAGCACCACCACCACCACCGCCAGCGAATGTGCCACGTCCTTCCCACGATGAACCTGCCCCACCATTACCTCCAGTGCCGCCGCCTGCTGATGAACCGGATGAACCAGCCGCACTCGCACCGCCGCCGCCACCACCAGCGCTATCAGACGACGAAAGCGCATCACTAGCTGCCCCGCCGTTATGACCTTGGTCGGGCGTTGTATCAGGGGTATCTCCGGCACCTCCTGCAAAACTTTTGTTTGCTGTACCGCCACTTCCCGAACCACCAGCTACACCAGCTACGCCGATAAGCCCTTTCCTAGCGTAGCCGCCACCAGCAGACTCAAAGCTATCCCATGATGATGCGCTTCCCTGAGTACCATCGGAGTTATATGCCCCTGTTCCACCAGCACCTACGGTAATAGTATATACCTTTCCCGGGTAAACCGTACTGGTTTGAGTTCTAAACCCGCCAGCACCTGCACCACCAGCCTTTAGAGAGCCACCGCCACCACCACCAGCAACTACAAGCATAGATACATCGTAAGAGCCAACCGTCGCGCCTTCCCCAAGTAGCATCATCTGATTCGTACTCATTAGATATTCCCTGAAGCAACAACGACTGTACCGCTGGTAAAGAGAAGTGTTACCAATCCTCTGGTAGCTAGAGTAAAAGTAGCCTGGTCAGTGTCTGTCCCGGCCTTGTACGCTGTTGTTATCGTGTTAGTGATGGTAATATCGCCAGTAGTGTCATTGTAAACCGTAATCACGTCGCCAGCAGAAAAAGTGCTGTTTGGAATGGTAATGGAGCCACCAGTGCCTACCGTAACATACTGGCCTACATCAGAGGTCGTAAGGATGTAACTAGAGGTTTTGGTACCAACAGAAGGAATCGTTCTTACACTGCCATCTTGGTCTGCAAGCGTAGTAAAAGTTCCTGCACCAGCAGAAGCCCCACCAATGGTCACACCATCAACTGTACCGCCGTTAATGTCTACCGTAGGGATGGTTGTAGTGCCAGTAAAGGTAGGAGAGGCTTCGTTAGCCTTTGTAGCTATAGCAGTAGCTATGTTATCAAACTCTGTGTTTATTTCTGTGCCTTTAACTATCTTGGCAGGATTACCAGAAAGCAACGAGTCCTTTGTAGCAAAGTTTGTAATTTTAGTGTAATCGGTCATTTAGTTCTGCCTTTTCTTGACTGTGACGCTTTCACAGCCTTCAATCGTTGCTCGGCTTCTTTCTTTGTTTTAGAGTAGCCGGACACGTTATCTATCTTCCAGCCTTTAGTTGTTCTGCGTATTGGCATAAATTCAAAAGATGCGGGGGCTTTTACACCCCCGTCTTACTCTTATTACTTAGGCGTTGACAGCCAGTACGAAACCAGAGTCAGCACGCAGTACACCAGTACCGTACAGAGTATCGGCAGTGTACATGTTAGCAAGATATTCCTGCTTGTACTGAGTCTGAGAACGAACACCCATCTGTTCAACAAGAACCATAGTGTCCTTGTGAACCAGCATGGAAGCCTTAACAGCACCACCAGCTGCGTTTTCAGCAGCAGTCTCAATGGTAGGGCAGTTAGAAGTAACATATACGTCAATGCCGTACAGATTACCAATCAGACCATTGCTTACGCCACGACCATCTACGAAGTCAGAAGACACGTAACGGTCAATGCCCATGATGGCATTACGGAGGCTAGGTGGAATAACGAACACACGACCGTCCATAGGAACGTCAGCATCGTCAGCCAGCTGGATGAGATCACGGAAGATAACATCAGTGAACACGTCAGCAGCTGCTACAGTGTCAACAGCATAGGCTGTCAGACCAGTAGAAGAATCTGGGAAGTAGACGTTGCTGTGAGTCCAGTCAGAGCCGTCACCGTCACCCAGAGACTTGCCCAGAGCAAACAGGTCATCGTCAACCTGCTTAGCCAGAGCGTAGCCAGCGTCACCAGTGTAAAAACTACGCAGTGAGGCCAGAGCCTGAACGTCAGTGATGTCTTCGATAAGACGAGTGTATTCGAAGTGCTTATCAACAGTGATAGCTACTTCGCTCTCAGTATCCTGCTGCAAGGTAACAGCGGTGTTAGCAGACTTAGCGTTAGCCTGTCCACGAACAGGTTTAGGGATGTGGAGAGTGTCACCTTTCTTGCCTGTCATAGACATCTTGGTAACAAGGTTAGCCAGAACAAGGTTCTTCTGATAGGCAGCGATTACCTCGTCAGACCAAATTTCTGGGATAAAAGTTGCTGCTGAAGTATTATCAACAGCACCACCCATTGCTGGGTATGTGGAAGTTGTAAGAGCCATGATAGTTTCCTATAGTTTAGCTTTTGACCCTTCCCTCTGAATAGGCTTTCAGAATCTCATCTGATAGAGCCTGATAGCGAGCAGGATCAGTTCTCATAAGATTAATAATGTCTGCCCTTCTGTAGATTTTCCTTGAAGCCTTCTCACTACTACCACTAGAACTTCCAGTAGAAGCAGCCTTGACTTGCTGTTTACGCTGAGACTCTTCAGCCTTCGCAGTTGTACCTAGAAGCTCCTGACGCTCTTTCCAAGTAGAGAAAAGCTCGTCTGCTGCCTCAACGTCAAACTGCTGGTCTGCTTGTTTAAGCAATTTAGTGCGCATAGTAGAACTGCTTACCCACTCCATGAACTTAGCGTCCTGTAGGATACTGTTCATGTCTGGATGCTTCGTCTGAAGCTGTGCCAGAGCAGAGGACTTACGGTACTCCTGCGCCATCTGTTTTGCTTCTTGAACAGACGGATGATTGTCTATAGCGTTACTTACAGCCTTGTCAGGCTCTGCAAAGAAATCTACTTCTTCGACAGGTTCTTGCTTTTGTGCGAGTTGTGTCTGCTGGCTGATGTACTCGTCTACCACTTTCCGTAACTCACCTACTTCTGAACTCTGTTTACCAACTAGCTTCTCAGCTTCTTGGTGCATCTGTACGAGTTCTTCAACAGACTTGTTGCGGTACTTCTCTGGTATCGAGCTACCCTCTGTTTCCTCTTCGGAAAATTCTTCTGTAGTTTCTTCTACAGCTTCAAAGGACTCGGTAGGTACATCCTCTTCGGGACGCTCGTCAATAAATTTAGCCATTACTAAACTCCGTGCTTAAACATTGTGGATACTGGCTTATTAAATATGGAAGGGCTAGTCGCTTGTCTTCCTCTCGTGTTTTATCTGCTGCTCTCGCTGCTTGGCCCATCGCATAGTGGCTCCGGGAAAGTCACCACTAATATGATCTAGCTTTGCGCGTACAGCAGAGATTTGCCTAAGTGCTTTGTTGCCACATACAGGGCATTCAATGTCTGTCGTGTCAGACTTGACTAGCTTTTCTGTAACGTGATCTGAGTCACACTTAAAGTCAAATAGCATCATCTTCGGATTGCTCCTCCAACTCTGCTTGTTCCTGAGCAGTCGTGATGACTAGCTCTAAATTAACAAAACTCTTGAAGACTGAAAGTTGTCCCTTCCGAAAGAAAAGGTCTTGCTCGTCTTTAACAGTTTCTAAATTATCTGTTTGTTCTATGTTGTTAGTTAGTTCTTCTAAAAGCTGTTTCCAACCTTCTGTCCTAAACATCTCAAAGAAGTTGTTGTAGTATTTTTCTAGTTCTTTGTTCATCGTTTCTCCTTGCGGGACGATTACTTTTTGGATTTGCCTTTCTTCATTTTAGCTTTAGCTTTTTTAGCTGCTGCTTTACCTTTTGCAGTGTATGGATAGCTTTTATTACCGACTTTAGGCATTAGTGTGTTTCCTCAGTGACAAGAGACAGTGTGTTATTTCTTTCTTCTTCAAACGGGTTTAACTCCTTTTCAATCATGTAGTACATTTCCATGACTTCTTCGTTAGTCCAGTGACCTCCCGTGTTCTGAATAATAAAAAAGATTGTGTCTAACTTTTCTATATTAACTTTTGTCATTACCACTTAACCTTGTCAGCCCAGTAAGCTGCACTCATCTTTCCTTTGCTAATGTTCTTTGCGTGTCGCGCCTTGAATGACTTACGCCTTGCTTTCTCACTTGCAGTCTTTGGAGACTTACCAGCACCAGAAACACCCTGCTGTCCAAACCTGATAGTCTTTACTTTGTCACCTTCTTTAGCTACAACGACATGAGACTTGGTTGGGTGGCTAGGAGTCCTTTTTGGTTTGTTGTACCCGCTTACTCCTACTCTTGCTAGGCGTGGGTCTTTTTTCTTCTTCTCTGGCATTCTCTAACTCCGCTATCCTTTTATTGAGCCTTTCAAACTCAGCGTTTACTTGAGCCACTACTGCTTCTAACTCTCTGTTACTGACCATTGGATTGCTCCTTCACAGCTATTTCTCGTTCCTTCAATAGCGTATTAGCTACTTTAATTCTACGCTCAAACTCTTTGTCGTCCTGATCGCCAGCCTTGAGGTTAGTTGATAGTGCCTTCAACCTGTCATTCTCAAGCTCAACAGGGATAGCCTGTGTCTCGGCAGCAATCTTCTGTGCTCTTGCCTGAGACTCGGCAGCCTGCCCATTGAGTGCATTAGTCTGTGACTGCTGGAACTCAATCTGTACCTGCTGAGCTGCCTGAGCTGCTTGCTGTGCCTCTGGTGACGGCTGGCTTGCCTGAACAAGCTGTTCAATCAGTTCCTCACGGTTAGACAAGTTCATGTTGTCTATGATTGACTGTATCAGAGAGAGGTACAATGGGGAGTCTGCTGGCATAGTCTGCAACAACTGGACAAGCTGAGTGACCTCGTACTCACGGGCAATGATTCCCAGAGAGCTAGAGGCAACAAACTTGTAGTCAGCTACAGGATAGTTCTCAGGGTTGAACTGCATATACCTGTGAGCTGCTTTAGTCACAAACGGTATGATAAAAGACTCTTGGAAGTTAATCAGTGTGCGCTTGTGGCGTTTGATGATTGCACCAAGAGACATGGAGATACCAGCAGCAGTAGCTTCACCATTGATTGAACCGGGTATGCCAGCAGAGTCAATAGCACCAGTAGCCGTCTGTACCATCTTCTGTAGCTCGGCTGCCTGAGCAAAGGTTATCTGATTCACCTGACCAAAGTTAAATGGCTGGAGTACCTCACGTGGGTCTCCGTTAGTCAGAATCAGCTTACCGGGTTTGACCTCTAAGCGGCTACCTCTAGGTATGCGAGTAGAGTCCATAGCCATCATGGGATGCACTGTAAGAGCCAGAGCATCAATTCTAGCTCGCAGCTCTGCATCAAGAGCCTTCTGACTGTTGTAGCCCTTCTCACAGACACCACGACCCCAGAACCTTCCGGGTACTACGTCCCACGGAAAAGCTACAATAGGACGGTCTTGCATCATGTAAGGATTACGCTCTGCCTTCAGCAGAATACCACCGTTAGCCAGAACTACGATGGCCTCTACATAGTAACCTTCTTCTTCTTCAGTGTCGCTGAGATCGACTACTTCATCGTCTTCGTCAATATTAATATCATCAAGAAGGTGTTTTGGTACTAAACCGTAGTATTTAGTCAGTCTTACTTTATCGTCTTCGTAACGAGTAAGCTCTTGGTCTGGCTCTATGTCAAAGTCAGGAGATGCTTCACCAACATGGACATCCCTGAATACTCCTTTCTCCTGCATCTGCTCCACGTAGTGATAAGGAACAAACTCATCAATAGCAACACCCATAGCCTCTTCAACAGAAGTAGCTACAGGGTCTATCAGGAAGTTTTGTGGCATGATAGGACGTAGCTTGCACGTAGTCTTCTCTACGATGTTTACTCCTACTGCCTGTAGCTCACCACCCATGATAGGCTGTGTGGCAGGAGCCATCTCTTTAACGTCCTCTAGGACAACTTCAGCGATGCCAGTACCGAACACAGCAGCGTTGATGAGTGACTCAGCAACCGCTTTACGGACTTTGTTCTGTGAGAAGTCTTCGTGGAGTTGCTCACGCAGATATACTATGTCAGCCTTCTCCGGGTCATTGCGGTCATCTTTAATGTCAAACCACTTACCACGACCAAACGTAGCTTCTTCAATCTCTGCTACAGAAGACTCGACAGCCTGCTGTAGTGCAGGACTGATGATACGGGAACGCTCTGAGTCTCTTGTGCGGTCTTCAGCAGACCAGATACCACGCCACAGGCGATAGTATTCGTCAAACTTCTCTGCGTAGTTTGCTTCAAAGTGGTCACGCCAACCGTCCAGCTTAACTTCAAGCCAGTTCTCTAGCGTCTCCATGAATATCTCTTCATTTTTCATTTATTC